TACATGTTCCATTAATCTTCTGAACATCGGGGCTCAATTCTTGGAAAGAGACTACTGGAATCTTATCAAGTTCTTCCTTTGAAACAGTTAACTTGACTGGTTCCATTGGAGGAAGGGGCGAACTATCAATATTCGCTCCAAGAATACCATTCAAAACATTTTGAATAGAAATAATTGATCCATCATTATTAGATAATACTGCATTTGAACCAAATAAAATATTTACAGCATTCTGTGTAAATCGTAAAATTTGTCTCTGATCTGCTTCATATCCAAGTATAATACTTCTACGAACATAATTCATATAATCTTGTAGAGTATCTGTCAAACCAACTCCAAGTGAGAGATATGCACCAATTCCATAATAAATATCATCAAAAGCAAAACTACGTTTATATAATTCTACTACCATATTATGATAAAATTGTCTAGGTGGATCATCCCATTGATGCAAAAAAGGAATAACTTCATGTTGAATAGTACAAAAAATACTATCATCAAAATGAGCAATATAATTATTATCTGATAAATATGATAAAACTTCTGGATATGATTGTGTCGCAATCATATTATCAATATCTGAATTATTATTAATATTATCATGTTCATCTGATTCATCGGGTTCATCATGATAAGAATTGTTACAATGCTCACAACACTCATAATTTTCTTCAGTTTCAACTTGCTCAGATTCAACTGGTTCAGATTCAACTGGTTCAGATACAACTGGTTGTACAATAACAGCAGGTTCGGCTAGTACTTCACCATTATTTGACGAAGCACCATTATTTGACGGACAAATCATCTCATTAATATTGTTAGAATTGATATTATTAGAATTGATATTGTTAGAATTGATATTATTAATTACATTAACAATTTCTATAAATTGATTTGAAATAATAATATGTTGTTGGTTAATATTAGATTCATCAATAGATACTTCATATTGATGATTATTGGTTGTATTGTCTTTACTCATTTTTCTTAAACTTATTAATAACTTCCAAATATATTAATATATTTTAAAAAATTTCAATTTTATTTATATATTAGATTATAATATTCTAATATATAAATAAAAATCAAATGGATGAACAAATGAATAAAATAAATATTTACAATTTAAAACAACATATACCAAATAGTATATTTAGTAAAATTGGCAATAAACAAATAATAATATATTTTATAATGGGAATAATTGTTCTGTTTATTGCAAAAACAACTCAACAATTCTCATATGTTTTTATTTCAATATGTTTAATGTCTGTTTTTATCTATTACTCTCAATCAATATCTCATGCAAAATATGTTTTTAAAAATAATAAAAAAACAGAATATTTACGTGAATTAGAATTAGATCCACAATCTTTATTAAGTCGAGATGACTATTTGGTAGAATTATTTTATAGTGCATTCTTTATAAAAAAAATGTCACCAGATGACTATAAAAAATGCATCCAATATATTGAAGATTTTTTAGTAACATATGAAACTCTTAAACAAAATAAAAATAATATTTTTTTGAAACCAACCGACATGATACAACCATTTAAATTATCATCTATACAAAAAACAATTCTAATTAATGATATTAGAGATCAATTAGAACGTATTTTGAAACATATTCAAACTATCATTTATAAAATTCCAAGTAATACTAGATATTTAGATAGTTTTTATCAATTCAATCAATTAATGAGATCACATTTAAGCAGATATTATAATAGAATTTTATCAGATTTAAATTATATTGATCATACTTCACAATATCAACTTCTTAGATCATCAGAGGATAAATATGGATGGCTAGATTAAGTTTGTTTTAAATCTTCACTAGTGTAAAATACTGATTAATACATAGGTTGAGATAAATACAACTAATAAAATTATTAATACTGTTAATTTTCTGTAATTTTTTGACATTATTTGATCTAAATTTTTAAGATTAAATGATTTTAATTTAGCGATTTCTTTAAACATATCATATGTATCAGTATATATTGCCATTTTTAATTCCCCAATTGTAAAACGATTATAATCCAAAGGTCTATATGCTAATTTTGCTAGTTTAATTTTATTTTTGAGTTTTCTTCTTTGTTTTATATAATCTTGAACTTTATTAACTTTTTTATTAAAAGCTTTTGAATCAAATTTACCACCTGGAGCAGTAATATCTGACACTTTAAATTTACTTTCTTTTTGTTGTTTTATTTTTAATTCATCTGATAATTTATTCATTTTTTGAATCTCTTTTTCATCATTAGTTTCACCAAATTTATAATTTGATTTATTAGGGTTATTATTGGATTGATTATTCATTAAATGTTTATTTATTAAACATTTAGAAAAAATTGTAAAAAAATTGTAAATCTTATAATATGATATTTAAACAATTATATTAGATTAAATTATATATAAACCATATGTTACCACCTAGATGTTTTACATGTGGCCATGTTTTGGCTAATTTAGAACTTGATTTTGAGTCTGGTTTACAACAAATTGATAATGATATTAAATTAAATGATGATCAAAAAGCCGAGCTCAAAAGAAAATTAGTAGCAAGACTTCTTCCTGATAGATGGGAAAAAAGATATTGTTGTCGTGCCAGATTATTATCATATGTTGATCTAATTAAAGTTGTTATTTAGATATCTTAAAAAATAATAGTATGTTAAGAAAAGTCCGGTAAAATCCGGACATTTTACATAATATCACTACATAAAACCAGACATTTTAGCTGTTCACTTAGCTTTTTTGCTTTATTTGTGAAATTTCCATAAGTTTTTTAGGTTTTGCACCCGAGTTAGCTGAAAATTCTATTTGTTGAGATACAATAACCGATTGTGAATTTTCTAAACTTACTTTTAATTTATTTAATTTATTTAATTTATTAATTTGATTAAAAGCTTTTGTTATTTCATTTTTTAAAGGTTCTAAAATCTTATCTGTTTCCACTGAAGCAATTTTTAGCCATTTTTGGGCAATATCATCATTTTTGAAAGCCGTATTAAATTGATAAATATCATTTAAATCATCATTAATATTTTGTATGAACAAACTTAGATTAAATCCATTTTGTGTATTATACAACTCTTCTAAAGTTGTATATTTTGTTTGTAATTGTACTGTATGATGAGTTGTCAGATCACCATCGTCAATTAAATATGAACCCATTATAACAGTTTCTACAATAAATCTTAGTTTGGTTAAGGCTTGTTGCATTTGTTCAAAATTAGTTTTATTAGCAACTGTTGACATAATTGTTCTGGTGAAGAAATAACTAATAAATGTAATTATAGCAGATGCACCTGCAAAATATACTGAATATTCATGAAAATGTGAATTTGCATATCCAACCAAATTTGATAAATATGGAACAATTATATTTAATACCATTGCAACAATGTATAAATAATGAAGTATTTTTTGATAATTTTTTGTTTTTTCATAAATTTGTTGATTAGTATAACGTAAAGTTTCGATTTTAAAATATGATTCAATGATCTTCATTTGGTCATTTAGATTAAAATTTTGTAGATAGTTACCAGAAATATTACCTGTATTTGAATACTTATCAAAATTAAAATTTAATTTATAAGTTGACAAATCAAAATCAAATCCAATATGTTTAAAAATTGCAAGATCAAAATCAGTAGCTATTGACAATTTTTGTAAATTTGCTCCTTCTGATTCAGTTTTTCCTTCAAAATCAAGTTCATAGTCTGAATTTATTTTTGGTGCTTCTAAATCATACTCCATGCCAGTTCCTGCAATAACTTTTCCATCTGAATCAATACTAGATCCTTCTCCCTGAATTGCCTTTAAATCAGTTTTTATTTTTTTCTGCATATCTACTGATTTATTACAATCATTTGTCATTTCAATAATCGTTTCTGTAATTTTACCAATATCAATTTTATTTGTAGCCATTGTATATAATTTAATAATATATTATTATCAAAATGTTTTGTTTTATATAATATTTTGCTTTTTCACTTTTTATGTAAATAAAGTTAGAATAAATCTAATAAAATTTATACTTCTGAAAAATATTTCAACTTAAACTAATGCAATATTCTTCCAAACTCCACCTATATAAATATACAATTTATTATCATCTCCTAATACCATTTGACCTTCTTCTACACCTACTAATCCTGCTCTACCACTTGCACTTAATTTTGGTAAGACGAAACCTTTTGCCGACTTTACTTTACCACTAGTATTTACTAAAGTAATATTTGAATCACCAATTTGAACTTGATTTGAATTAGTAACTTGTGCATTATAACCTATCGCAGTAGAATTAGAATAATTTGATCCTGTATTAAATGCATTATAACCTATTGCTGTATTCGAATTTCCTGTTGTATTTGAATATAATGATAGTGAACCTGTTGCGGTATTTTGATTTCCTATTGTATTTAAAAATAAAGAAGTTTGACCTGTTGCAGTATTGTCATTACCAGTTGTATTTAATAATAAAGAAGCTGTACCTGTCGCTGTATTTTGATTACCTGTTGTATTTGATAATAAAGAAGCTGTTCCTGTTGCTGTATTCGAATTTCCTGTTGTATTAGCATATAATTATTGTGAACCTATCGCAATATTCTGCCCACCTGTTGTATTAGCATATAATGATTGTGAACCTATTGCGGTATTTAACCCACCAGTTGTATTTAAGTTTAATGCAAAATTGCCGATTGCAGTATTTCCCCCTATTAATGCATTAAAATTACAATCTAACTTACCATCTGGCATAAAACAAAAAACAGCATTATAAATTATATAAGAAGCTCCAACTATAATTTTTCCACTATTTTGAATAGTAACTGAACTAAAATATCCATTACTAGTAAATGTATTTATACCATTTAAACTTGACCCGAATGTTGTATCAAATGTACTATCAATATTTATTCTCATAATAAATGAAATAGTTTTACCATCCTCTGTTAGAATATAACCAACAACAACAATTTTGTTGTCATTTTGTACAGCCATTGATAAATTATTTCGCGAGTATACTGTATATCCTCCATTAGTTGGTTTGATTATTCCAGTTGTACCAACATTAATTATTAGAATACCTTTGATACCAAATTTACTATCTAATATCCCGTTTGAATTTAATTTAATTAAAAATACTTTATTATCTGTTAAACCACCTATGATTATGCTACCATCTGATAATACTTTTATTGCTTTAACAATATCAATATTTGATATTTTATCAAATATTATTATTCCATTAGTACCAAATGACCTATCTAAAACACCATTCTTTGTATATTTAAATACTGTTATTTTATCATTTGCAGTAAGTGCACCTACTATACTATCATCTTCTAATATTGCTATTTTACATGGACATAATATGGGAGCAAATAATCCTAATGATGTAACTAATTGTGTGGTTGTTTTTGCATAAAATGATGTTATTATTTTACCATCACTTCCAAATGTTGTATCTAAAAATCCATTATTTGAATATTTAATTAATACTGCATAATCATCGACGCTACCACCAACAATTAAATTATTATTTGATTGAATACCCAAAGAATTACCATAACTTTTAGTAAAATTTGTTAAAGTAAAACCTTGTGATGTTTGTCCAAATGTTGTATCAAGTAATCCATTAATAGTATATTTTGAAATTAATATACTATCTTTAGATCTACCTAATAAATAACATTTATCATCTTTTATTATCATATCATAAGGTATATTAAAACTACCAAAATCAGAAATTATTTTTCCATTGTTTCCAAATGTTGAATCAAGTGTGCTGTTATCATTATATTTAACTAAGGTAATATTATAATTTCTAGTACCAGCAAATAATATTGTATTATCTGAAAAAACACCAATACTATTAAAACTGTAATAATTATTTACATATAGTTTTTTAGGATAATTAGTTTCAGTTATTCCATCTATATTATATTTTAATAAAATAAAATTAGAAGTTAATATATTATTATCATATGATAAACTATAACCAGCTACTAATATTTTCCCATCATTCAAGGATACAACACCGCGTGCAATATCGCTTAAAGAATAATTACCCATATTTGAAGAATAATAACTCATAGCTTTAATTATTATACCATTAGTGCCAAATGTTGTATCAATTAAACCTGATGATAAATATCTAATAACAAGAAAATCATCTGTTCCATTTTTGTTGGTTTTTCCAGCAACTAATATTTTATTATTAGAATCGATATCTAGAGAAAAAGCCATATCAACTGCGCCTAAATCGGTTATAGTTATTCCAGAAGTTCCGAAACTTGTATCTAATACTCCATCTTTTGATAATCTTGAAATAAAGATATCATTTGTATTATTAATCCCAGCTGCTATCATAGTAGGTGTTAAAATTTGATTGGTATAGCCACTCACTATAATATAATTATTTGATATTTTTATATTGGAAATAATTCCACTATTTCTGTATTTATACAAACCATTTGAAGTTGGTCCAAATGTATTAACAATACTACCATCTATATTATGACAAATAACGGCACAATATTGAATATAATTAGAAGTAATTAGATCTTTTGATGAGATACTACCACCTAAATATATTTTATTTGAATTAATAATAATAGAATTTGGAGTAAAGAAATTATTATCAGAAACTCTTACAATATAACCAGATGAATTATCACCAAAAGTTGTATCAAATGAACCATCTAAATTATATTTTATAATAAAATAACCACTAGTTGTATCTGTAGATATATCACCACATAATAATATTTTACCATCTTCTAATACTGAAATAGCACGACCATTTGAGTATGGATTAGTGTTTTTATCAAACACAGGACCATTCATATTAATACCATTTAAATTAGGACCGAATGTTTTATCCAATATACCATCTGCCGTAAATCTAACTAATACATATTTATTATCAGTTGAACCTGCCACTAAAATTTTTCCGTCTGATTGTAAAGCTAAATAATTGCCAACATCTGTTGGTGTTTTTGATAAATTTGTACTAATAATTCCATAACCATTAGGACCGAAGTTTTGATCTAATGATCCTGATGGTAAACATCTATATAAAGTTATAATACCATTTGAATCACCACCTAAAATAATTTTATCATCAGGTTGTACAATTATTGATCTACAATAACTATTATCAAATGATGTTACAACAAATCCATTCATTCTAGATAAAGCCTGTGTTCCAACTGATAAGTTAGATTTATTAATTACAACATCATTTGTTATTTTTTTTAAATTATTACCAACTGTTGTAAATTTTTCATCTATTTTACCATCAAGTATCAATGAATTTGCAGTTAATTCTATCATAACATCTGATTTTGTTTTATCTATCTTAGATGATAAAATCGTAGTTACATCACTTAATTCAGAGGCTGCATCTACTTTAACAGTTTCGATTTTATCTTTATTAGAATTAGTTTTACCTGCAATTAATGCAATTGTTGTTTGTGGCATATTCAAATCAATAAACGTCATTAAAAATATATAAAATATAAAAAGATTTAAATTTTATATATTTTACAAAAATATATAAATATAAATAAATATATGTTAATTTACTATCATCGTAAATAAAAAATTAACGTATATTTTTCTGTTTATTGTATTTATCTAAAAATGCCATTAAATTTTTATCCTTGGAAAGCGTTACCATATTTTCAATATCTTTATTAATATTTGATAAATTATTCATCTTATTGGAAAATTCTGTTAATGTATCTCTCTGTCTTCGTGTATTTCTCTCAAATGTCTTTAATTTATTAGTTAAATTATTATAATCATCATAAATATCTTTTGCTTTCATTGTTGGTAATATTGTATTTATTTGTTGTAAAACCATCATTAAGTCCGTAAAGTTATCAAAAACACTTTGACAATTGGATTCAATAGAATCATTTAATGATTTAATATCAAAGTTTTGAGATTCAATGTTTTGTTGTATAATATTTGTATATAATATGATCTGTTTTTTGAATTCATCTAATGCAGTAATAGTATTCAAATCATTTAATTTTGCAACTATATTTACACTAATGTTTTCCGATAATTTATTTAAAAGCTCACTTGATTCAGATAGTAAAATACCCATTTCATTTTTATTAATATCCTTGCTAATATCCTTATTAATATCCTTGCTAATATCCTTGCTAATATCCTTACTAATAATTTCATTTAATTTTTGTGTTATAATGTTCATTTTTGTATTTAGTTCTAATAATTCATTAATAAAATAATGATGTTTGGTATTTATTGAATTAAAATTATTATCAATAGAATCAAGTTTCTTTAATATTAAATCAATTTTATGTTCTACTGAAATTGATTTAGTGTCAATTGATTCAACAGAATTAATTAAATTCTGATTTATTTTATAGTTTTCATATTCTAATTTTTTTATATATAGTATACAGTTTTTTTCGAAATTTGACATTTATTTAATATATGGGAATAAAATAAAAAATTATTTTATTAAAAATATTAAAGCATAAACATATTATGAGTCAAAATACCAATAATATAAATCTTGATGATTTAAAACAAAAACTGTCATCTATACCAATTGACATTAATAAGCAAATTATTGATGGTTATACTAATTATATTTCAAATACATTTTATTATGATTACTATAAAATATCTAATTATGTAGACAAGAGTAGTATGCAAAAATCAACAGATCCTATTTATGCAAAAATTATTGAAAACTACAATAATTTTATTCAAACTATTGAAAATCGTATATTTATATCACTTCTAAATGATTCATTTTATAATATTATGTATTATTCATATTATGAATCTATTTTTCAACAGATGATATTAAATGCATTATCATCTGTAAATATATCATTAGAAGAAAAACAATATTTATTAAAATTAATAAAAATTTATTATAAAAATCTACACACATCGCCGTTAGATTTTAATAATAAAATAAATATTTTTAGACTTATTGCAGAATTTGTTGAAATTGGAAATTATGATAAAAATTTTCAGTCATTATTAAAATCAACAGATTATTCTAATAATATATTAAATAATCTGTTACCAATTACCAGTAGTAATTTAATAACTTTTTATGATTTAATAAAGTATATGTTGGGTGATAAAATAAATTATTCATTATATGATTTAATTAATGGATATACATTTCCATTACCAAGTAATATTATATTTAATACTGATGAAATTGGAATTTTCAGTTTGCTACAATATATGAGAATATCTGATATAATGAATATATTTATTGGAAATGGTTATACCCAACAACAATTTATTAATGAATCTATTATACCAACTGATCAGAATATATCATTGATTAGATTAGGAAAACAAACAGTTAAAAATAATTTAGCACTAACTTTTAGCAAAATATGTAATAGTAGTCAAGACTCTATTAATGCGATGTCCACATTATTATTATTAAACAAATTACAAATACAAAATCCTACTTTATCACAAAATGGACAACTAAATGGACAACTAAATGGACCACTAATGGGAACAGATACATATACATTTTTAAATGATGTATTTAGATATTTTTATCAATATGTTTTGGTAACAGATATTGAATTTATTTCAAAATGTAAAGAACTATTAATATCAATATATGATAATTTAAATGCTACTTCTAATAGAACTGTTAATTATGTTATCAATAGAATTAAATTACTGTTTGATAAAGATAGTGGTATAATTGTTACATGGATTAAAAATAATGGTTCAATATATAGATCAAGTACATCTAATATCAAGGTATTTTATAATTCATTTTTTGATACACTAGAACAAATTATTAATCAAATAATTTTAATATTAGTAGGTAAAGAACAAAATCCATCATCATATACAAATCCGATTAAATCATTTATTCAGACAATGATAAGTTATGCTAAACAACTTATAGATCAAAATCTCCCGAATACATTAATTAATTATATAGGAATGAATTGTTTAATAGATGGATATCAAATTAGAGATCCAAATAATCAAATACAAACAATTGATATAAATATGATATTCGGATATATTGATTTTCTTTTAAAGCAGTATCAAATAATTCCATATTTATATGAAATAAAAATAGCATATCAATCTTCTACTTCTTATAATATTATTTCTGATAAATCATCATTTAATTGTTCAATTATACCAATTATTACAAATACAAATACTTGTACTAATCTAACAAATCTAACAAATCCAACAAATAAATTAGATAATATAGATGCAACTAATTATATCAATGACATAATATTTCAATTACTCAATATAATAAATATAGCACCTGGAAAAATAGTAAATTCCATTACAGACTCACCATTAGATTATGTGACAATATTATTAAATATAATTAGTTTAGTAAATTCTAAATCATTAGTAATTAGAGATGATATTTTAAATTCTTTATATAGTGGTACAAATATTTTATCTGATTCAAAATTAGATAAATTAAAACAAGATGATATCATTAATTTATCAGATCAAACAAATTTTTCTCAATATAGAGATCAATTAAAATTAACTTATCAAAATATTTTAAATAAATTTAATACTGAATCAGAATTATCAACTGTATTAATTCAACAAAACTATCAATATGCTAATATGATAAAATATAAATTAAATGAGATAAGTAAAAATATAGATCTTTCTTTATTTAATAAATCTATTGCAAAAATATGTGCATACAAACCTTATAATATTGTTAAACATTTTAATAGTATAGTTGATATTGTAGATAATATAACTGATCCTCTTAATTCTAATATAAATTTAATTATTAGAGATGATAAAATTAATTTATATCCATATTTTATTTTGTCTAAATATCCGTATAAATATGATGATAATACAACGTTAGTTTCAACAATAAGAAGTAAACCTATAATATCTAATGCATCTATAAATACAACAGTATATAATACGAATACGAATGACAATGGTAATATGATAGTAAGTTTTCAAAGTAATAATACTGAGCCGATCAAAATTAATATAGAATTAAATAAAGAAGATATTACATATAGTTAAAATTTAGTTATCTTTTGGAAACTCTATATTTAAATTAAATGTTGTATTTGAATCATTAATTGAATTTGTCATTATATTTAAATTCATATCATAATTTATTTTTTTTAAATTTAAAACATATGGTACATCATAACATATTTCATAATATATATTGTATTTTTGTATTTTATCTGATTTATAAAAATTTATATTAATCTGATTATTTAAAACGTGTATATTGTTTTTATATACAATTACATCATTTTCTGTTATAAAATATTGTTCAGGAGAATTAATATCAATTATTTGATTAGATTTAATTTTTTGTGAAAAAATTTTATCAGTAGTTTGGTTTGATTTATAAAAGTCCACAACATAATGTGAATAACATAATTTTATTGATATAATATTATAAAAATATCTATTTATTGTGTTTGTGTAAGGAT